CTGTATTGAGACGACCAGAGGCCGTGGTAGTGTCCAAGTCTGTAGGATCGTAAGACCATGCCATGTAAGTCGTCTCCGTTGTTATTAGTCTGCGAGAACTTTATCTCGTATTTCGTAGAAGTCTTCTGTAATCCAGCGATTAACATTAAGGAAGCGACGAATTAAACCACGTTGTTTGTCGTCAATCTTGGACTTCTTACACTTCTTAGATTCAAACTCAGATTTGCTGGATGTTCGCTTGTTTACCTCAACATTAAGGAGGTTAACCAAGGTCTCTAGTTCTTTACCCGCTAGTTCAGACAGCCGATCTCCAACTTTAGTCTGAACCTCTAAGTCTTTATTGTGGTGAATGTAACCAGAGGCGTACAGGGTAGCAACCTTGTCTTGGTCTATCCCTCGCTCTGCCCAGTTAAAGTGATCTCCACGTTTCCAATTCGTATTATCTGCCATTAGTGGCATCTTGATAAACACAGGCCAATCGACCTGCCAACCCAAGTATGTGGGGTGCATAGGACTCTCCATTATATGAATACTGTTATGTTCTGTTATATATTGGGTTGTACCCCAAGCCGTTAAGCTCAGGGTACACCTTTAGTATTGTCGCTTAGGCGATTACAGCGGAGAAGAAGTAACCCAAGTCAGCGCCTGTGACTTTCATGTCATAGGACATTTTAACTTGGATGTGTTCTGCAACCTGTTGACGCTTCAGAGCATCGTCAGAGAAGGACTCAACGGTAACACCGAGGTTGTTTACGCCGGGAACTGAGTTCCATGCGAATGTCAGACCAGCGGCAGGGGTCATCAGACCAGATGCACGAGGTGTGTGTACCAACAGGGCGTTCTTACCACCGATGAAGGCATTGGCTTCTGCCAGACCTTCGGCAGCACCGTTCTTGACAGCTTCCATGACGTAGAAGTTTTCTACCTCAAAGATTTCAGCCAGTTTAGCATCTGTAATCAAAGCTGTGTTTGATACAGTTGCGCCACCGTTCAAGCGAGCAAGAATGTCTGGGTGGTTAATCAGTACGTCACGAACTTCTTTACCAACAACCATTGTGTTTGGCTTGAAGCCACCAGATGTCAACTGCATGGCACGACGTGCAGCGGTTACATCAGAGATTGGTGTAGAGTTAGTGTAGTCAGACCACAAGTTGCCGGGTGTGTTGTCTGTAGTCCAGACACCAGCCTTGAAGAATGTGTCAGCGAAACGCTCTTCACGGTCGATCAACAAACGTGTTGTCAGTGTCTGTGCGCCAGCGGAACGGATTTCCAACATTGCATCTTCGTTAGCGATAGTTTGCTCATCGAAGTCCATGCCGAGGCCATATACGTCAGCGTAGTAAGCAGCGTTGGAGATTGCCATACCGATGCGGTTGACTTCTGTGCGTGGCGCAAGTTTCTTTACGTCACCAGAGCGGTTCATGTTCGCACGGTCATAGATGTAATACTTGTCAGACTGACGAGCAACACCTACGGTTGGAAATACTTTATCAGCGACAAAGTTAGTTTGTTCTTGTACATAGGCCAGTGTCAAGTTAGACAACGGCTGGTCGATATGTACCTGAGATGGTGTCAAAAGTGGCATTATATTATTCCTTTAATGCTAGATTAGGCTGGGACTACGTTGCCGCCTTGGATCATTTCGATTTCGATGATCTGACCGTCTACGCCAGCTTCACGAGCGTAACCCAGAACAACATCACCAGCGGCGGCAGTCAAAGCAGTACCATCAGCACCAGTTTGAACTTGAGCGCCAGCAGCGATAACGCCACCAGCTTCTACCATGACGGAACCAGAGACACATACGGTCACGGCATTGCCAGCAGCAGCACCAGCAAGACATACGCCCATAGCGTTCTCACCAGCGGAGTCAGCCAGATCAACTTGACCGTCAGCTTCCAGAGTTACGAATTTGAATTGTGCTGCGGAAAGGTCTTCCCCAGCGATAAAAGTGCGGTTATCACGAGATTGCATGACGGCCATGATTATTCCCCTTTGTAGGATTTAGTGATGAGTGCTTTGCCTTCATCGGTCTTAGCTACAGCAGCATAAGCCTTGGCGAACTCACTCTTTTTCAGTTGGTTTTCGTCCATGTAGGACTTTACGAGAGCATCCAGTTTGTCGGCAGAAGTAGCGAACTCGCCGTCTACATCAGACTTACCAAATTCTTGCATGGAGGCTTCAAAAGCAGCATCAGCAGCCTTGAGCATTACCATAATTGCTTCATCTTCTGAGAATGACTTCAGAAGTGACTTGGCTGCACCAGCTTCAAAGTGTGGCAGAACTTCTTCTGCTTTCTTTGTCAACTCAAGGTCAGCCTTTTCGATTTCGTGTTCACGCTTGGCTACAGCAGCAGCTTCGAGTGCTTTAAGGACTGGGGCTGGGATGTCGCTCTTGGCTACCATCTCACCGTCGATGTCCATCATTTCTTCTTCCGCTTTCTTCTCAATTGAGTCAGCACGAATAACGTAACCGTTATCAATAAGACCTTTGCGGAGGTGTTGGTTTTCAGCAGTAAGACGATCAACGTCAGCCTTAAGTGCCTCAACGTCAACTTCAGGAGCCTCAACAGCCTCAAGGTCGGACTTCTCAGCGACCTCTTCAACAACTTCGTCAGCTTTTTCCATGTCGTAGCCGAGAGCTTTCATAGCTTCTCTACGTCCACAACCTTTGTCGTCCATGTACGCCTTTACTTTGGCTTCCATTTCTTCATTCATTTTCGTAATTTCCTCTTCGGAATTGTCACGCTTGAAGAGTGAGACCATTGCTTGTGCATTGGCTGGACGATCCACGAGGGAAAGTTCTTCAAGGTGCAAGTTTTTCAGGAGATTAGGCAAGTTAGATTTCCTCCTTAATAGCACGTCCACCTATAGAGAACGCAGCGAGTTCACCAGATTTGACCATATCCCAAACGGCATCATCGAATACTTTGTAAGCGACAACCCATCCTTCACGGTCAGACTGGATACCAAGAGCATCACCAATTTCTTTAGTGATAGGCAACGAGTGTACAACGACACCAACTTGTTCCCCAACGTGCATAGCCTTGCCGACCCGCACATGCTCCATAAATTCATTAACAGCTTTCACAAGTGTTCCAGCTTCGATAACATCACCTTGGCGGTCAACTACAGCTTCACCCTTTTCGGTTACTACTGATGCCCAGCCATAGACCATACGTTGTTCGTCGTCAGTCTTTAGGATTTTACCTTCAATATTCTTTGTCATTTCACCCACCGATGTATTAGCTTCCCACATACGGCATGACCAATAACCAGCCGTTGTTTTGTCCTTCTTGGTATCACACGAATGACGGGAGCGGAAATTAGCACGGGCTTTGGGGTCGTCTCTACGGATCTCCATGTTGGGATCACCGAAAGTAACTCGTTTGACCTTACCCCCGTCCTGAACGAATACCTCAAACTTCTTGTTACCGCCTTTGATACGTCTTGGCTTATTTAAGGTAACTTTCTCACCCTGATATTCAGCCTTGGCGAAGTCAGTCTTTAGTATCTCTTGTACGATAGTCCTGAGAGCCTCTAAGCGGTCTACTGAAGGCTCTTTAGGCTCTTCGGTAGGCTCACCCCCTTCGTAGTACGCTAGGTACGCCTCATGGCTCTCTCCGGGCATATACACAGCTTGACCATTGTAGTCGGAGACGTGAGTAACACCATCAAGTCCCAAGTCCATGCTACGGGAGATGGCTTCAGCTTCTGTTGTAAAGATGTCGTTAGCGTATTGTGCTTTACGGAGAGTTGACAATTTGTGTCCTACCATTGTTCCTGTGGGCTTACCTTCGTCATCAATGATCTCAATACGAGCAGCAGGTTCTTCTTTTGTGCCTGTGATCTTAACTGGGATACCTGATACTTTGCCATCACGGACTACTTGACGGATAATTCCACGGGCGGTGCCACCAGAGCTATTCCAAGATACCTTTTGTCCAACTTTCATTATCCTGTAACCTTTGCTAAATAACCTTTGAAGACACCGAAAGCTACGGCATTGTTAGAAGACGACTCACACCTTAGTCTTACGTCAGCATTTTTGGGTATGATTATACTTGGGTCGAACTCTATGTTGAAAGCACCACCAGAGGAAGATGCGGTGAACAAGGCAACCTGTCTAAAGGTTTTACCCGGTAGTCTGACCTCTAAGTAAAAGTCTACCGCTGCTGTTTGTTTCAAACTAACCGCACCATAAGTCCCCGTGATAATATAGTAGTCCTCATTGCTGAATGTAGTAGCGGCCTTGAATGACGACTGGAAACCAGTGGGGATGTCGATGTGAATCTTTGTTTGATCTGAGGGTATGCCACCAACTACAGGGGTGTCCTCATAGACTACAACCCGTCCTACTAGCTCTTGACCGTTGTTGTTATACATACGAGAGGTACGAGCGAGTGGTGTTGTTAGTGCCACAGGAGTTTGACCAGTAGTAATTACGTTTTGAGTCACAAAGGTAAACTCTTGATCGAACCCTGTGCCAGAGACTGTATGTCCCTCAATCGTAACTTCTTGAGTGTCTAAGGCACTAGAGGAAGAGACGTGAGTGATAGTGTTGTCTGAGACGTAAACTTCGTTACCACCTACTGTCCATATGGTCTGGAGAGTGTTTGTGGGCAGAGATGCACTCTTGCCAAACTTAATAAGAGACTTTGCTTTCTTGTCGATGGAGACGACATCACCGAAAGTAGCTTGAATCTCACGTTCAGCTTGAACCAGCTTACCGTCAGGCACTTCATATGTACGTCTTTGCCATCCGCCAAACATTTGCTCTATTTCCCTAATTTCTAGTATGATTATTGCGTTAGGATCACTTGCGCTCTCTACAATCGGGCTAGGGGTCTCTACATCACTCAAACCAATGTTGTGAACTTGAGTAAAGCTAGGTTGTCCTACAGTGGGCAAACCTGTTACAATAGAAGCTACCGTGAAGTTCTCAAGCTCAGTGGCATCCACCGAAGGAATGACAGGGCTGGCTGTAGCTAGGTCATTGGCTTGTAGCGAATGGTTCTGAATTAACCCTGAAGTGGAAATAACGACTTGACCAGCTACGATACCAGTTATGTCAAGATTGTGGTCTTGAGTTATACCAGATGTAGCAACGACAGGTTGACCAGAAGTTATGCTAGTCGATGATAAGTCGTGTCTTTGAGTTATAGCTGTGTTAGCTACTATTACTTGACCAGAAGATACATCCGATGGGGATAGGTTGTGGTCTTGAGTTATAGCTGTGCTGCTAACAGTAGGGGAGCCAGTAGAAATGCTGGAGGGTGTACTGTTGTGGTCTTGGGTTATACCTGTTGTATCAACTACAGGTGATCCTGTTACAATGCTATTCGCTGCAATAAAGTTCTCGTTAACGATAAACTCATTGGCTTGCGTTAGAAGTGCATCATTGTTTTGTTGTAGTATCCTGCTGGACATACCCTAGACCCCTTATGCTGGGTCAGGAATACCGACAGTGAATGAACCCAGAGAGAAAGCGTTACCTGTAGTTACAGACTGAGCGGTAGTTAGATCACCAGTTACATACAGAGTGTCAGAACCATTAGTGATAGCAAAGAAACTAGCTGTTCCTGTGCCTGTAACAGTAGCATCAGATACAGCGGCTACAGTGACCTCACGTCCACCACCAGTCCTATCAGCAGGGGAACCTACGCTTGCTGTGTCGTTACCTAGTGTGTAGGTAGAGGTAGCTTCAGCGTATGTTGTAGGTTCAGTAGAGCAAATGTCAATCCGTGTGCCATTAGTCGTGAGTGTGGACAAACCATTGTCAAATACAGCGTTAGATAGAGTTGCCATTATACTTCTTCCTCGTTTGTAGTAGAACGACCAACTTCAGGGTCATACTCCAAGTCAGCTATGTCCATAAGGTCTTTAACAACCTCTGGGTGCGAGGACACATCAATGTTAGCGCCGTTGAGGTTACGCAAGAACGCAGCAACTTCACGCAAGTCATGTGGAGCAACATCGCCAGCTTCGATAGTTGGCATCAAATCATAATTCAGACCGTTCAACTGCCAAAGACGCTCGACCAACTGTTTGTTGAGAACGTCAACGATTGCTTGGATGTAACTCTCAAGCGCACGGAGGAACAGGTCTGTCTTCGACTTGGAGAGAGCGTATGAACCCCCAGAGGAACCAAGCAGAAGAAACTCAGAAAGTACAGAACGAGCAATGTCATGCTGGTAACGACTAACGATTGGATTGATGTCAATGTTACGTTTACCATTGGATGCCATAAGCTCAATGTCAACTAATCTAGTGGAGGAAGGCGCTCCGTCTTTATCGGGGTAGGTGTCGGAAGGCAGTATAATGTAGCCTTGCTCGTTGAACTTAACGTCTCGTAAGATTTGCTGCAAGTTGTTGACGAATCCTGACTGAGCAGAAGAAGCGTCCCCAGAAAGATACTCAGCGGGAATACGAGCGACAGGAATACCCGCAAGTTCTCGTTCCACTGCAATGGCTTCAATAGCCTGTAGGTTGTTAAGGTACTCGTAAGAAGTATAAGCGTTACGAAGAATACTACGGCCACTTGGATCACCATTTATTGAGGTAGTGCGGTAATACAAGGATTTATTAACTGGGATATAATTCTTGCTTGCCATAAGGCCAACTGATTGTTCAATACCTAGAACATCCCCAGTCTTCTGATCGACATCAAATTTATTGATAGTCCAAGGCGCACGGGCTGCGATCTTACGCACACCAATACGTCCATCTGTGTATTTAGAGTGTTTCTTGTCAGAACGCTCGTTAGGGCCAACACGCCGCTTGTAGATAACCTCGAACCAACCAAAGCCATACGACAGAAACGACAAGGCTTCTGCAATGTGGTCATCTAAGGTGTGATCCATGTCATCAAGAACACTCTTAACGAAGTCAGCTTCCGCTTTAGCTGCATCACTATCGTCAACTGGAGTTACATGAAGGTCAACATCACGAAGGATTTGCTCAACAGAATACATAACAGCACCAACGGTACTATCATTGTCACGCATCTCACGATACTTGCGTATAGCTTTCTTGCCACGCAGTTCAGGGAGAAACTCATCAGCACGGATTTGACCGTTATGTGTGTTATCACCAGCTACGCCAAGGGTTGCCTTAGCTTTGGCTTCTGAGAGCTTCTTAACCATGAGATAGGTTCCATTATTATTTCTGTGAAAGTCCCTTGGCACTTGAGTAAGCGAGGGTCAGTTTGGGTTTCGCATATCCGTTGAGTGAGAGGTCTGTAATTGCCCATACACAGGCATCAAGTCTATCTGGGGAGCCAATCGACCCTAATGGTTCCCACGTTCTCATTTGTGTCTCTAGTTCGTTCAGCGAAGCCCCATCAGGGGGATTAGCCACATGCTTAACTAAACCACGCTCGTACAATGCCGATACAGGTTCAGCCCTAGCGAACTTACCACGAGATGCTCTAACAGCCCTATAAGGTACTGTAGGGTCTTCTCCGTGGATCGTCTGCTTAACCATATCACCACCTTGGTTAACTT